ACCTTATCGAGGTTCGACTCCCAACCCCCGGCCTCGTTGACGATAGCCGACATGTTGTAGATCGTCGCGCCCTGCAAATCGCCGAATTGCTTCTTGTCCTTCTTGATCTGGTCGGCCAACCCCTTGCTGATTTCCGTGCCCCACTCCGCGCCCACGCGCTTCATGATAGACCGGGTTTCCTTGCCACGGAAGTACGCGACCATGATCCCGACGATAGCTCCGGCGACCGCGCCCCAGATACCGCCCGCGACCATGCCCTTGCTCATCATCATGGCAATGCCTGCGCCTACTGCCGCGCCCGCCATGCCTCCGGCCATCGCGCCGCCCATCAAGTCTTTCTTGATGTTTCCGCTACTGGTGGCCGTCATCATCGCGGACAGGCCCGACACGGCGGCAGACGCCAGCCCCAACATACCCTCGGCGACCAGTTTGCCCGCGCCATCCAGTCCGTACTTCAATCCCTCGACACCCACCATGATGGAGTCGAAGGCATCGTTGATGGCCCCGGCCGTTTCCCAGGCCGCATCGGCTGCGCCCATCATGTTGCCAATCCAGCCCATCCATGAGCCTTCCTCGGCTCCCATGGTCTGAATCAACTGCTGGACGGTCTTCGTGATGCCGTGGAAGGTGTCCTGCCATGCATCCATGAACCGGGGCGCCAGTTTGCGCTGGGCCTCGGTCATCTTCTTCCACTGCGCCAGCATCTGGGACGCGGTATAGCCACCGTCCTTCAACATCTGGTCGTACGTCTTTTTCTGCGTGGCGGCGGTCAACTCCAATTCATCCCGCGTGAACACGCCCTGGTCTTTCATACGAGCGCGCAGGGTGCCTTGCGTTTCCTGGACCTTGTCAATCTCGAACTGGGCCTTCGCATTGATCGACGCGACGGCATCATCGTACTCCCGCTGGTTCATGCCGTGCTCGAATTTCAAATTCTCGATCGCGGCTTTCTGTTCGTTCTGGATTGCCATGATGGCGAGTTCGGAACGACTCTTGTCGGACGCGGCAATTTCCAGATTGTTCTTGCGCGTCAGCTGGGTCAACTTCTCCTTCTCATCGGTTTGCGCCTTGGTAATCTTGTTCCAGTACGTGATGTCCTGATCGTCCAGCGTCATCTGACCCGACTTTGGGTCGAACATCTCAAACGCTTTTTTCAGGTCCATTTCCTGGGCCTTCTGACGCACCAGCTCCATGTTGCCGATCATGGAGATACCCCAGGCCTTGTTCGTCTTGTCCAACTTCAACAGTTCGTCGCCCCACTCATCCAGCATGAGTGCCATGGGCGTACCCGTATCGACGGCCAAGTTGATAGCCTCGGACATGTCGTACAGGCCCAGCAGGTGCTTGTCCAACAGGGACTGGCGCTGACGCGGCTCCCGTTCCCACTTCGGCTTCTTGCCTAAGGCCGCGAGTCGCTCTCGTTCGAGTCTCTCTCGTTCGAGTTTATCCTTTTTCTCCTGTTCTGCTTTTTCTCGCGCCGCCTTTTCTTCTGGCGTTTCTACGTGTGCGGGGGCCGGTCCTGTGTCGATGTCGCCTGTGTGTCGGCCAAACCCCACCGAGGCGAAGTACGTGTCCATGTCCCGAGCGCGCTGTTCTTTCTTTCCTGCCTGTTCCTCCATCCGCTTGACTTCGGAGTCGCGGTCTTCCTTCGTTGCCGCCCGACCGCCGACTCCGGCGATGATTTCCGTGCCGTCTCGGATGGCCTTGGCTCGCGCTCGCAGGTTTTTTGCGGCTTCTCTGTCCGCTTCCTGTTGGTCACGCTGACTCAGAATATCCAGCTGCAAGAACGCCCGAGCGGCATCGACCATGCCCCAACGTTCCTTGGACTGTTTCTTCAAGGATTCGATCAGTTCGTTCGACCGTGAATTCTCTCGTTCAAACCCGTCTGCGCTGTACCCCGTCCACTTCGCCAGTTCCTCGGTGGCGCGGGTCAACAGCACCTTTTCTTCCTTGGTGAGGTTGACTTTGTGAGACAGGCGCTCGTAGACCTCAATTACCTCCCCCAGCTTTTTCTCGTTCTTCATCATCTGGACACCGTTCTCCGCCATCTGGCGTTCGGTTTCCTTTTGTTCAGAACGATACTTGTACAGCGCCACACCTGCGGCAATGACCGCAGCGGCAGCGGCACCCCACGGCCCCAACAGCCACGCCAGCCGCGTTGTGATGAACGTCACCACCTGCCCCACCACGCGCCCGTACATGACAGCGGCGGCTTGTCCGGCAGTCAGGTAGTTCGTCGCCAGGAACACCGCCTGGCCCAAGTTGGAGAAGATGGTAGCAACGCCTGCGAACGCGCCCGCGATCACGCTGCCGGCAGACATCATGCCGCCGATGGCATATACCACCGGCCCCAGGACAGCCAAGAACGCGGCAACCGCCAAGGTTGAGGATTTGACCCACTGCGGCAGGTCCATGAACCACTTGGCGAATTTGCCCAAGTAATCCGTCGCCGTCTTCAACGCCGGGATAACTTGACTCTCAATCATGGGGACGAAATCCTGGAACAGTTTGATGCCCAGAATCTCTAGCTCGTGCCACATGCGGGCGACCTGATTACTGAAGGCCTCCATCTGCTTGTTGGCAACACGCTCGGTCGTGCCCCCGGCATTCTTCAAGATGCCTTCGTACTTCACGATCTCGTCACCCATGCCCAACAGAGCCTGGATGGCGCCACGACTCTTGTCCTGGAAACCCAGCAAGGAAATGGCCGCGAATTTTTGTTCAGCGGTCATGCCCTTGGTATACTGGGTAATCTGATTGATGATGTCACCCATGCCGCGCAAGTTGCCGGATGTGGTGTACACCTCAATGCCCTGCTTGCGCCACACATCCGCGTTCTTGACCGACGCCTTCTGAATATCGCGCAAGGCGATATACATCTGCTCGCCAGCTTTCCGGCCCTTGATGTTCTGGGACGCGAACGCCATCAACGCGGCGGTGCCCTGCTCAATCGTCAGCCCGTACTGTTTAATCGCGCCGCCCGCGCGTGTGGACATCGCCTGCGCGAAGTCCTCGACCGTGCCCAAGGCGGAATTGTTCGCGGCGGTCAGAATGTCCGCCATCTTGGCCATGCCTGCCACCTTGCCGGTGGTGCCCATGGCTTCATCGCCAACCGCTGTGACCGCACCAGCGAGATAATCGCCCGCGTCGGCCAAGTCCAACACACCGGCCTGCGCGAATTGGGCGACCGTCTCCATGGCCCCCATAGATTCCTTGGCATCCAGACCTGCCGATGCCAAGTCGTAGTACGCCTTTGCGGCCTCGGTCGCGCTGAATTTGGTAGTACGGGCGACAGTGAAGGCGGTTTCCTCCATCTGTTTCCGCATGTCGGTGGAGACATCGGACATGATAGCCAGCGACTCCGTCATGGCCTTGTCAAAGTCCATGCCGAACTTCGCCACCGATGCCAGTGCCCCGCCGATGGGGGCGCTGACGCCCATGGTGATCCGCGATCCCAAGGACGTCAGCCGCTGACCCATCGAATCGAACGTCCGCTCGATACGTGAGGCTTCACCCGCCAGGTTTCCGCTGACGATTCCGACCCGTACGAGGATCTCCCCAACTGTAGGCACTGGCGTCTACCCCATCGAATTGCGGACCCACCATACGCCCCAAAACTTTCTCGGGGCGCAACGCGGACTTCTGGCGACCATTCACGAGGTACGAAATCGTGGTGGCCCGAATTTCCTCGTCTCGACGCTGACGGTAGATGTGCCCGAGTAACATCCACTGAAATTCCCGAGGCGTGAGTTCATAGAACTCATAGGGCTTTAAGGACAGCGGCCCAAGCGCGACGGGGAGCGCATCGACAATCCACTCGCGCCAAGTTTTACCCTCGGGCGGCGCGGGCTTTAGCGCTTCTACTGACCCTGGTCGAGGTCGTCCCGGCTTGACGGTGACACTACCGTCAGGGTTGCGGGAACCGGAACCTCGTCGCGCACGGCCGTCGGTTCGCCCTGATTCTTGACGGCTGCCAGAGCCTTCTTCCTGAAATCCTCGGCACGTCCGAAGGCCCCCTGCTCCTGGGCTGCTTCAAACGCCGCCGTCAGCAAATCGCTGATGTCGTTGTCGGGACGTTTCTCGTCGGTGACGTACTCCTGAATCAGGTCGCCCACCTGACGCGGGTTGATGCGTCGGTCCTCGTGCTGGAACCCGGCCCAGAGGAGGCCACGCACAACGGCGAAGATGGCCCGCTGAGACATCAGCTGGCCGAACCCCATGCCGGTCTCCTGCTCGAAGTCGCCAAGGGCGTTCATGTCGAACTTCAGGGACCGGGAGAACCCCTCGTAGGGTTCGAAGAACTTGAATGCTTTTGCCTGGATGGGCATCTATCGCTCCTTGCCTGCAATGCGGGGCCGTCGCCGCCAGACGACGACCCCTGGTGGACCTACGCGCCCGGCTGCGGCGTGGGCGTCGGTGTGACGCTGACGACCGGGGGCTTCTGACCGGGAAGGGCAACGCCCGATCCTCCCGGACCCACGCCCGGCAGCGGCGTTGGCGTATCGACGGGGAACTTGGACTCGTCCACCGGACGGCCCATGTGATCCACGACACGACCCTGCTCGTCGCGCCGCTTGCCGTCCTCACCCATGCGGATGAGCGCGCCCGAGACCGAGCGCACCAGGACGTTCGCCGCACCGCCGCCTGCGCGGAAGGTGCAAGACGTCATGCCGAGGGTGCCGACCTCACCCGCGATGGGCGAGTAGTTCTCGAGGACCGCGTTCCCCGAGTATTCCGGGTTGGTGGCCGAGACGGGCAAGGCCTTGACTGCACGCGCCGTGACCGGGAACGAGTCCGCGCCAATCAGCGGGAACAACGTCTCGTCCACGGACCCGGCGTCGAAGTCCTGCGTGAACTCGACTTCCAGGCTCCAGTTCTTGAGGCCCGGCTTGCTGGAGCGCGTCCCGCTGGTGCCCATGACCGTGTCGTCCAGCATCTCCGCCTCGTAGTTGAGGGTGAGAGATTTGACGTGGTCGCTGAGGTCGATCCCATTGACCGTCAGCATTGCATCGGTGTAAACGAGCGTTGCCATGCTTTCTCCTTGTTACTGGATCCCCAGGACCAGAAACACGTTGACCGAAGGCGCGGTTCCGGCGATGACCCAGTCTGCGCGCCAGTACTGGTCGAGCAGAGGCCCGGCCAATTCAATCCACTGCGCACCAGACGCAGCGGCCACTGTGAAGGTAAGGCGGGGCGTCGGCGCTGCCATGGCGGCATCCGGCGCACTCGAGATCGTGACCTCGATGGTGGTATCCGTCAGTGGTTCCGGCATCGTGACGTGCAGTGCCCCGTACACGATCTGGTCCAGCGTGACCGGCTTGCCGACGTCGATGATCGGACTGGACCCTGATGCCGTGAGCGCGGGGGAGTGAGGAATGATGACCGACCCCCGGACCAGCGGTGTGTTGGCGCTGGCGCCGGTGAATTCGCTTGCCATCAGCGCACCGACCTCTCCAGACAACGGGTTGTAGGTGCCGTTGACCGCCCGGATGAAGTACACTCGGTCCCCTGGGACATTGCCCACGGGCGCGAACGACATCACTTCACGGTCGGCACCGATGCGGTGGAAGATGACTCCGTCTACCTTGGTATCCCAGAAGATAGAGCCATTGAACTCGAAGGTCTTGAGGCCTGGCTTGGACGACCGTGTCCCAGACGTACCGAACACGGTATCGTCCAGCATCTCCGCGCCGTACCCTACATCAATCGAGTTGTGATACCCCGACAGGTTGTAGCCGCCGAGGAAGATTTTGCAGTCCAGCAGCGTCACAGTCGCCATGAGTTATACATCTCCTTCAGCCAATCCACGGCAGGGGCCACGGTCACTCCAACGTCTCGCCGCACATGCGGCAGTAGTATCGTCCGGGGTGCCCCATTACTGGCGTCGGCATCCGGGCGTTGGGAGGATGCACACACTCCCCGTCCATCGGGTCAGGTGGGACAACGTCTGGCGGCGGTGGCCCCGGTGTCTCTGGTGGCTCTTCCTGGATGTCCTCCTTCATGAGTTCAAGGACGTTGACAATCGACAGGTCAAGCGCGCGTAACATACCACGCACCGCCTGCAGAAGTGTAACCATCATCCGAATGCGCGGGTCCATCATAGCTTCGGTGCCCGCCGCACATGCAAATTGAACGAGTACTGCATGAGGTTGTCGTTCTCCGTGACGCCCATGGAGAAGGGCGGGTTGATCGCTTCAATCAGGGCGTACCGTGCCCCCTGCACCGTACCGTGGAAGTAAT